AAGTCGAACAGTATGAGCTTATCACTCACTGTCCATACTCAGTATCTGAGCCTTCTGTGCTGCGATTGTCTCAGGAAGGGACAGTAGCTCGTTAAGTAAGCCGTGGCGTACGCGAGCTTCGCCCATATCTTCGACGGTTTTGGCATTGTAGAACATTCGTTCTGGCAATGTCTGTTGTTCTTCCCGCCAACCCTGTTGGAGTAATGTCCAACCCGGTGTGCGGAATGTGTCTTCCATAGCGCTAAAGAATTCGTTCTGCTGTGAATTCAGTTCCATACTCCCTCTCCCTTATTTCTTTAAGCCCTTTGAGATAGCCTTCTCTTGGATGTCTAATCCCCGAGAGGTTAGTTGATTCTTGTCGTCCATTAGGTCTAACTGACGCGCTTGGTTCTGAGTCTGCGATAACTGGTCTAATACCTTAACCTCATCGAGGTCAGCGGCATTCTCCATGTTCTCCGTCTCTTCCTCAGTCTTCTCGGCCTGAGCGTCCTTAAGGTTAGACTCGGATATGAGTTTCGCTATCTCAGCGTCAAGCTTCTCAACTTGCTTAATAGGCGCCAGCAATTGTGCTTCCTGAGACTTCTTCTCTTGGTCAGTCGGCTCTTTCTCGTCGATCGCCTTGAGTGCTGCCAGTACGTCGGCTTTAACGGGTGATCCGCTATGCTCGAAGATCGCACGGATAATAGGCATTGCTGCCGGGCTATCCGGGCCAATGACGCTCATAAGGCTAATCATAAGCGATTGCTCGATCTCTCGCGCCATCATACCGATGGAGCCCTTAACTTGGAATTCGTAATCCTGCGGATAGCGTGTTGGGTCGAACTTCATCTTAACGTGTAGTACACGCCTTACTAACCGGTTCATGTAGCCTTCGATGTTGAACATCGTGCGCTTAGACCGTTTGATGAATGAGGATGCAGCGAGTGCCGATCCGGTCGCCGTTTCGTCGCGTACACCGCCACGTAAACCCGCCGAATCCGCCGCGCCGGTAGCCTGTTGTCCCATACTCTCCAATTGTTGAAAATGCGCGTAAGAGTTCTGATCGGGACCAGAAATCTTGAATTCTTGCAGTACCTCGCCCGGATTACCTCGCGTACCCCAGAACTTACCGGGCCATGCACTAAGGTTACTGTTCGGAGGCATCCTCGTAAGATCTCCTGCGAACATCGGATTATTAGACCATGCCAGTGAGTCGATACGGGCTCGCATTTCGCTGTCCATAGCTCGCTGGATGTTCTGTGCTTTCTCTGCTACGCCACGACCGTAGAAGCGGTTGGGTACGCTCTCGTGCTGGTAGGAAACCATCAACCGATCGCCTGTCGGGTTTGGGTTCTTGATTACGCGAAGCAGCGTCTGCTCGTTCGCAATAGTCGCGATAACCTCAACCATATCATGCGCATCGATGCTGGCTACAACAATGTCGTCCAGCACTGTACCGCTTTTTTCGGCCTCTGCCTTCATAAAGGCGCGGCGTGAGATAAGCCCGTAGTACTCCGTTATGAATACAACTTCGCCAATATCCTTGCGATTACCTGCGTCGGTATCTCCACGATTCGGGGATATTGTCTTAGCGCGGTAAGGCATTACTGCCGTGCTGCCGTCGTAGACGCCAGACGCTTGTCGCGACCTGACTGTGGTTAGCGGTAGCATGAACTCATGCGCGCAACCTTTCATGTCGTCTATATTACGTGCGCCGGGATCAGCAACAAACGCTCCGGGCTCGATCGCTACCGGGCGAACTGATACTTCCTCGCGCTCTGTAACGACTAGCTCGTTAGTCTTTTTGTCGCGTGTCAGACTCTTCTTTTTGCGAGTGAGAATCTGAATTTTAGTAATCCCTGTGCCATATAGGCAACCGTTAAGCACGGTAAGAGCGAACTCGTCAGGGAAGTCTTCTGAACGAAGGTCTTCGACTAGTAGCTGTCTGGCTGTCTCGACATCCGTCCCGTCTTCATCGCCTAGATTGTCGGGTAAGTCAATGAAATAGTCTCTACCGAGCACTGCCTCGATGATTTCCGCGCTTGTAAGGTCGATAGCCATCGACGTAAGCGGCGAAATGATCTTTGAGCGCTCAGTTTTGTAGTTCTTGTGTTCTGGCATCCAGAATCCGCGCCATTTAGCGTAGTATTCATCCCAGATAGCCTCGAAATCACCGTCACGTAGCTTCCGCCACGTAGGAATGTCGGCCATTATCTCAGCGACTACGTCTCCGCGTCCGCCTGTCTGCTTCTTTTCGTCGTCAGCGCCACCGGGGTTGCGTTCACGTACGATTGAGGTATTAGCCATCTAGTATCCTGCTCTAGGGTCGAGGGGTTTGAACGCCGTCTCTGCCTCAATGGCAGCAATATCGAAGCTCGCAATTGTGTCGGGGGCTAGTTGGTCTATATAAGCTAGTGCGTCGACCATGTCGTCATGGACGTAGCGCGACGGGAAGCTTATAGCTTGATCAGTAAACTTCTCGATCCATTTCTTATCAGGATCGCCTTCGTCTTGGTCTGATACTAGGAAGATTCTGCCCTGTTGTGCTCTTCCTTGCAGCGCCCATTGGACGCGATCTTCTTTCCGTTGGTTGCCGTGAGTCAATGGTTTGATCTCAAAGTAACGTCGTAGCCTTGTCATCTCTTCTGTAAGAGGGTCCATGACTGCGTTCATCAATGCGCCACGCTCAATACCAACATTAACGCACTGGTACTTCTTAACGGCCCGCATGATACGTACGGCTGTCTCTCTGGTGCCCCATTGCCCGTGCTGAATCTCTAGGACGTACCATACGCCTCTAGGATTGATCGACACAACGGCTATACAGGTGTCATCGAGTCTTCGCTTCTCGTTCTTGCGGCTAGGGTCTACACCGAATCCAGCTAGATCGATCGCGATAAACGTGTCGTACTGGTCAATAGGTAGCTTATCGATAACCTGAAAGGACTTGTCGTTGAACAACTGTCCAGACGAGGCGACAAACTTAGCCTTGATTTCCTGCTCGTAAAGGTCTTCACTGCCGTTGCAGTACTCCTTCACCATGCCCTTGAGTTCGTCTTCGTGGATCAGGGTGTTGTCTAATGACGAGTAGTTGAATACTCCCCATGACGGAGGTAGACCTTCTTCTTTCTCGGCTTTGGCAGTAGCAATTGCTTCTGTGACGAGATCGTAAAAGTGGTTGCGTCCCTTCGGCGTACCAATAAACATGGCACCGCCTCGAACGTCCATGAGCGCAGGCCTGATAATCTCGGGCCATACTCTGGCTGGCATATCTGCGTACTCGTCGAGTACAGCAAAGCGCAGTTTCATACCGCGCGCAGCGTCTGGATCGTCCATACCGAGTAGTCGTATTCGGCATCCGCCTAGTTCAGGCGGTAATTCGATTAGAGATGTCTTTTCCAGCAAGCGGACTGTGAGTCCAGTAACCGCTTCAATCTCTTGTGCGAACTTCTTGAAGTATGGCCAAGCGTTTCGTTTAGCCTGCTCACGGTCAATACCCACGTAGATGACTTCTGACGAGTCGTCGAGGTCAACTCCCATGGCGTTTGTGTGCGCCAATGCCTCTTCGAAGCATCTAATGACGGAATATACGGTCTTACCGAAACGCCGTCCTGCTGCGATGATTTTGAACCTTCCGGGGTGTCCATGGATTTCTGTCTGCGCTGGGTGCAGGTTAAACTGTATTTGAGCCATGGTCCCCCCATTGCCGTCTAATTGCCGGAGTCGGTGCTTTGGCGATCTTCAATCTGCTTCAGCAACAGTTCCGTAGCGGTTGCTAACTTAGCATCCACGGAATCGGCTTTGGTTCGTGGCTTGATCTTCTTAGATACGTCTTTAGGTTTCTTTAGTTTACTCATTAGTTGTTCTTATCCGTGTTTTGGTTGTCAAATGCAGAGCCTTGCACGGGAGCACCGAATGAGCGCTCTCCCTCGCTACCGACGCGTTCGTTCTTTATGGCGTCACTAGCGGACACCGTTGGAGCCTTCGGAGCGCTTACCTTGACTTCAGCCGAGCGTCTCTCTGCCTTATTCTCGGCAGTGACTTGCTCCTGTCGTCTGGCGCGCAGCGCCTTGGCTGCACCAACTACCGTGATGTCTTCAGGCATTATTGGAGTCCGTAGTCTGACCTTCGATCATTTTGTCCAGTTGCTTACGTCGATTACTATCGTCGTCAGTCTCTGGAATCTTTACGTCGTCTTTAGGCGCTTCCTTTGCCTTCCGTTCAGCTTCCCGTCTAGCCCACATTGAATGTCGAGCGGTGCCGGGCTTGTACGGATTTGTTGCAGCAGTCACGACCCGGCCTGAACGTTGGCCTCTACGCAGTCAGCACCTGACCCGCCAATCGTATTCTGATTGGCAGTATCGTTAGCGATGCTCTGCGCCGACTCGCTTCGAACAGTTTTGGCCTTGCCGACGTTTTTAGCGCCGATAGGTGCCTTGCTGTTTTCAGCGTCTGTCGATTGATTAGCGAAGGACATTACTTAGTGCCTTCATCTTTCGGAGGCGTAGGCGCTTGCGTATTGCCCGGAGGCGTACCGATATTCTTGGTCATTGGGTCGTAGCTCTTGTTGTGCAAGGAAACGGTACCTTCTCCGCCCTGTGCAGCATCTGAACTCTGTCGTTGTGATTCACTCATGTCTTTTTCCTTTATCTCTTCAAAATCGCCGTCTATACAGGCTTGTACCGGTACTTTGGCGTTGGGGTTGGTCCTAATGATAATTTCCAGCCTTCGATCCGTCTTCTCTGCCTCTTCTGCCTCTTTTGGAGCCATCTGGGGCATTACTCGGTCTAACAGCAACTTCATTGCGCTGATAACGTTCTTGTCGTCGCCTTGTATGGCTATTTCGAGAACTCTATCGATTCCTTGCAGCAACTTCGCGGCTTGGTCGGGTTTGCCGACGTAATCCCGTAATGCTGATTCGAGCATGAGGCGCTCGTGCGTAATGTAGTTTTTTAACCCTTTGGCTTTACCCTCTGGGTTGCCGGACTGACCGGGGACGAAACGTCCCTTGTCGTCCCTCACGACAAGAGATTTAGGCATTACAGATCGCCGAATACGTTATCTTTGAACTGAAGTACGACGCCCTTGCCTTTGCCGACCGTGGCAAGTACCGTAGAGGCGGCACCGGTATCAACATTAAAGGCACCGACACGAACCGTATTGGCTGCTGTTACACTGCCATACATGATCAGTTCTCCGGGTGCTTGTGCAGCGGATACCAGTACCAAGTCGCCGATCGCGGCGTTCTGTACTGTGATTGTCCCGCTTGACGCAACGCCTGCGGCAATTGAGTCCTCTTCTAGGTTGAAGGTGAAAGGAATTACATTGAACAATCCCTGAAACTGTCGCGAGCCTTGCGATCCGCCAGTTCCGAGTGTTAGGGTGGTAGGTGTTTCGGTAGCCATGTCTTAATTACCTGTGGTTAGAGTTATAGGTCTAAATATCCCGTCGATGCATTTTTTTCAACTTCGGGGAATTCTTTGGGTTCATCGGCTTGAACTTCTGCGCATTCTTAAGAGGTACGATCTCGTACGCCTCATTACTGCGTGGAATGGGCTTTACTTCCTTGCCATTCGGTCGTCCATCCTGTCCACGATCCATACGCCGCGTAGGTCCGTCAACCTTGTTTCTGTCGGAGTTGCGTGGCATTAGCTTAAGGGATGCGCTGCTGTAGGAACGTCGAACCCGTTGAAGTTGTAACGGTAGTTGCCGTTCGTAATACGGACATCATCGATCCAGCCGAGGAATGGCTCTTGCGCTACTGTGCTGTTAGAGAAGAAGCAGCCGACTGCGACAGGAGACGCATTCCCGTGGATTGTTGCGGTAGATATGTTGCCTGTTGCAACCTGTACTCCGTCAATCATTAGGTAGATTGTAGCACCGTCGCGTAGTACGGCCACATGATACCAC